ATAAATATGGATGGAGTTCTAAAGTCTTTGAAGTTTTAGAAGTCGAAATTTTAGAAAATGGTACTGCTCCAAATAACGTTTTAGTTGTTGCTTTAGTTTTGCAAGAAAACGCAAGCGGAATTTATGATTGGAATAACGGCGAAGAAACGAGGCTTGATCTAGCACCTAACACCAACTTACCTAGTGTTTTTCAAGTTCCAACCATTACCGGATTGTCGGCAGAGTCTGGAACAGATCATTTATATATAAACTCAGATGGCACAGTAAGAACTAGAGTTTTTACAACTTTTAATCTTTTAGTTGATAGCTTTTTATTAAGCGGAGGAAAAGTAGAATGGCAGTACAAACAAACTGAAAGCCCGACATGGATAAGTGGAGGCACAATCTTAGGTGACTTAAATTCATTCTATGTTACCGATGTTCAAGACGAAACTTTTATTGACATTCGAGTTAGAGGGGTAAATGCTTTAGGGTCTTTTGGAAATTGGACTGAACTTTCGGGGCATAAGGTCATTGGCAAAACGCAAGCACCATCTAATGTCGCTTCTCTTACCTCTCAACTTTCTGACTATGGACTAGTTCTTTCTTGGCCTAAAATTACAGATGCAGACTTATCGGTTTACGAAATTAGGCAAGGAGCGAGCTGGGATAGCGCTCTCTTAGTTGATAGAGTTAGGGCGAATAGCCTAAATGTTGGATTAAGAACTTCGGGGTCTTATACTTTTTTTATCAAAGCAGTTGACACATCGGGGCTGTATTCAGAATCGGCAACATCCCTTTCCCTCACAATAGCATCTCCAAGCATATCTTCATTTTCGGGAAATATTATAGGAGAAGATATTAACTTAGCTTGGTCAAGCGCTCAAGGCTCTTATGCGATAAGCTTATATAACTTGTATTACGGAGACTCTTTTAGTGGTTCAACTTTAATCGCTAGCCTGAAAAGCACAAACTTCAAGCAGAAAGTTCAGTGGGGTGGAAATAGGACGTTTTGGATAGAGGCCGTCGACATTAACAACAATAAAAGTTCTGCGATAAGTTATGATAGTTTAGTTTTAACACCTGATCGGATTACCTCACTGACTGGGGATGTTGTTGATAACAACGTATTATTAAAGTGGAGTGGAACGAATTCGGCCACCTTACCTATTGTATATTACAACATATACAAGGGTGAGGTCGAAAGCTCTTTGTCGTTAATTGGTACACAGAGGGGAACTTTTTCCGCTCTTTTCGAATTAACTTCAGGGGTTTTTACGTATTGGGTCAGTGCGGTGGATAGCGCAGGAAATGAGGGAGTTAAAAGATCAACGACTGAAGTTGTTAGCGAGCCGCCTGATTTTGTTTTAACGACATCTCTTGAGTTAGACCCAGATCTTGCAGATACGTTTGACAACATGATTGTTGAAGGTGAGTTCTTGAGGCCGCAAGGGGCGGGATTTAGCGATGCTTTTGATTTAATTTTCGGGTAAAAATGGATATACTGTCACCTGTCACAAATTTAAGTTTTGAGGATCACTTTTTAGACAATTCTTGGAGTTCTCCCCAAGATCAAATTGACGCTGGATTTCCTAGATTTATTCAGCCTGCAAATCCGACTGCTACGTTCTTGCAAACTTTTGATTTAGGCGTTGAGATTACAAATTCCGTATTAGTGCAATTAGCTTATCAAGTAGAGAATATCGAGGCAGGGGTAGATTATACTTTTACTATTTCGTTAAGTGATGATGATATTACCTATACGGATTATGTTGATACAACCTCAGTTTATTCATCGAACTTTAGATATATAAAAGTGTTACTTGAGGTTGAAAGCGACGGTGTCGGCTTGGTTCGATTTAGCGATTTGAAAATAACCGTAGGAATTAAAATTAGAAGAGATGGGGGGCGAGGCAATGCGCTAGCAGCTGATTCGGGAGGAACAACCGTTTCTTTCAATCGAAACTTTTTTGACATTACCTCTATAGAGGTAACGGCAGCGCATCAGGTTGCCGAGACTGAGGGCATCACGGCCGTATATGATTTTGTCGATGTGCCTAATCCAACAAGTTTTAAAGTCTTATTATTTAGCAACAGCTCGGGGAATAGAATCGATGGAGATTTTTCTTGGAGCGCACAAGGATATTAATTTATGCCAGTTAATCATAGCTTACCAACCTTAAGCACGAATTATGCGGATTTTTTAACAACCATATCAGACCGAATAAAAGATTCTGCAACTCTTTTTCTGGGGACGGATTACACGAACATCCCAACTGGAAGCTTTGCTTTTGATAGGACTGGGAATTTTTTTAAAGAATGGAGCGGCAGTGCTTGGACAACGAAAGTCTTAGACCCTGCGGGTGGGGGTACTGGCGTAGCTAGTCTATCTGCTCTAGCAACGGCAATGAGCTTAGGAGATCTAGCGACTCAGGATACTATTAATAATACGGATTGGAGCGGCGAAGCCTTATCGGTAGATCACGGAGGAACTGGTGTTGACACAATTGAGGATCTTCAAACTGCGCTAGGCTTGCAGGCAATGGCATATCAAGCGGCTAATAACATAGCGGTAACCGGAGGAACTCTTTCGGGGCTTTCTAGCTTTTCGGTGACAAGTGGCAGCATTGGAACGCTTACGAGTACAACCGTTCAAAGTGGCTCGGCATTGAGTTTGAAATCCGCAAGCGGTAACAACATCGGGTTTACCATCGGGTCAACCGTAAAACTTGAAGTCCCAGTTTCTGGAACTGGCGCATTATTCCCTGGCGCTGATAATACTTTTACTATTGGGCATGCTTCAGGTGCTTTTTTGGAGATGCATAGTTATAAATGGGTCACTAAAAACGCCCCTGTTTTTTATAATTCTTTTGCTTATACCACTATAAACTCCTTAAACCCAGCGGCAGCGACTGCGGCAGATGTGGCGAATTATGTTTTAAGCCTTTCTAAAAAATTAAACGACATCGGCATTATCTACTTTGGAGCATAAATATGAAAGAAATAGAAGAAATTTGGACATTGTTGTTATCATTAGAGATGAAGGCTCATAACTTCCCAGTTTTGTTAGAGGTACAAAGAAAATTGCAAGAGTTAAACGCCAAAGTAGTTACCTTAGCTCAGGAAAAAAAAGATAAAGTTGAATTAGAAAATTAAATATTATTCTCTCATATTAACCACCTACAAAGGGGGATTATGAGATCTCTAATAGTCGCATGTTTATTTCTAACTTTTAACGCTCAAGCCCAGAATATATCCGATTTCTGCGCCAATCCTCCTTGCCCCTGCTTTATGGGTGATATTTGCCACGCCGAGCAGCCTGCTAGGGATGTGATTTGCCTGCCAGGCGTCTACATCGGAAGCGAGGCAAATGGTCAGATTATTTGTTCAGATTTCCCAAAAGAAGAACTTCAAAAAAATTACAGCCTCAGTAAAAAAACAATTTTAGATTACGAAAAACAGATTATAGAAAACTCTGATAGAGCTAAGAGAGCTGAAGACCGCCTTAAAAGATGTAAGTCAACAAGGGGTAGAAGATGCTAAGCTATATATTGCGAGGTGGCGCAGTGGTAGCGCAGTTGGCTCATAACCAACGGGTCACGAGTTCAATTCTCGTCCTCGCTTCCATTCTTGCTGGCTGTGGCTCTAGTGTCACGGTTGGCGATGACAATGGCGATAATCGCAACAATCAACAAACATTTTTTGAGCCAAATGAAAGTAGTAATCCAACTACTCCCAAAGATGGTAGTAACCCAGATTGCAGCGCAGACCCCTTTGGTGTTGATGGTGCAGGTGGATTCTTATGGAAGCCTGTATCAGATTCAAGGAGTTCTCTAGTCGTTCTATTTCCCGACTCTTACGACGTTCAATTTGAAAGAGTAGTTGCTACAAGGTTAGACGGAACGCAAGAGGAAGGCGCATTCTCAGGCTTTGCTAACGGTAACAGGCAGCATTGGCGATTTGTAGAGGCAGGCGAAAACTATAACGGCGCATTACAAATATTCGATGAAGCGCAAGAGTGCAGCGCATTTGTTGCTAATCCAGCAGAGAGGCAAGACTAATGCGATATCTACTCTTATCACTCTTATCAGGATGCGGAATCCACATTGCAGCGCTAGATGTTACAGCTGGTACAGTTGATTTCATGCAAGAGATTCGCAAGACTAAACGCAATTATGAATCAGGTAATCAGTCATCACTTACGGCAGATCACCAGAACGTTGTGTATGAGGATGAAGAATACATACAACTTAAAAACGTGAGGAAATAGCATGTTAGTTGAAGTTAAGTATCTAGTAAAGATTAACGGCTATGATGCAGTTGAGCGAAAGGAAATTTACGACGTTGCGAGTAGAGCAGAGGCGCATGAGAATATATGCAATAGATACGGCAAAGAGAACGTGATTAAAGCAGAGTATCAGATTATCGGGTGCGATGATCAGGCATCTGATACACGTACTAGCGAGTCACAGAGTGCAATGTTTGCCGATTGCTTGGACGCTTGAGGCTCTAAAGAACTGGTAGACTCGCTAGTACTCCGGTCAAGGTTTTTGGTTGTAAGAGGGTTTTAAGATGAGAGGTAGTAAAGATGAAGACGAAAAGATTACCGCTTGCACAATTCTTATCTCAACTTCGACAGGGCATAAAGTTGAGGTGTGCGGAGTTGTCGCAGGCAGAAGGCTTATCGTATTGTGTGATGAGTATCCGCTACAATGGTGGATATCAGAGCATAAGAAGGAAGTGCTTCAAGCAGTGGAGAAGACACTGCCAGTAAGGCTTAGAGAGTGCAGAATATATGCTGATACTTTTAAGTAGAAAGGAAGGTGATCTAATCTCTAAGATCATGAGGTTCTTAGTATTGGCAGGATGCCTTTATCTTTGCGCTTGCGAAGATAGAGAGATAATAAAAGATGTTGGGCATACTCGGTTCATCTCATACTCAAATGGGCGAATGAAAATGATCAAGGAAGGAAAGACATACCGAGTAATTATTAATGAAGATTTTGTAATTTTTGAGGAAGAATAAATATGGGATGGATACAAGGATTATTAGCTAAGTACTTAGGCAAAAGTTTTATTAGTAGAGCTTCAACCAGTATTGTGGTTTTTCTAACTTCACAGATAGCGAAGTACTTGCCTGGCGTAAGTCCTGAGGCGGTAGCTAAGTTTGGTGAAGGCTTAGTTGAAATAATTGGGGCATTGTTAGGGCTGTTACTAGCCATCCTACTTGATGCAAAGTTATCAAAACCTGAAACGCCAAAGATACCATGACGATGAAAGATATATTAGCAATGATTGTGAGTGAATTTCAGGAGTTCAGAAGTGAATTCAAAGAAGAAGTTAGAGAGCTTAGAGAGGTGCAGCAAAGTATTCTTAAATTTATGGGCGAAAGTAGTACAGATAGGCTAGCGTTACATAAGGTAGTTGATAATCATGACAAGAGAATTACAACGTTGGAGCAGTCAAAAAAAAAAGATCGACGGTTGCCAATCCGATTTTCTGGATTCTAGGCGGGGCGTTAGCGGCTAAGGCGAGTGTAGAAGAAATATGGCAATATTTGGCAAAGAAAATTGGCATGTAGAAGTAAACTTAACAAAGTTATGGATAAAAATACAGAAATGGCTAAGGAAATTGCAACGGCGTTAATCGCTTTTTTTTTGTCTATACAATGCGTTTATGCAGCTACTAGCCTTAACCCTGAGACTTTTGTTTTTCCCTCTCCTGATGCGGACAATGACGGCTATACGACTAACGGAACTTTACTCGGCACGGATTGCGACGATGCAAACTCAAGGATTTTCCCGGGTGCGCTAACGGCTTCAGGCTGTAGCGCTGGGCAATTCAGAAGATGCCAGGCGGGCGGTACTTACACATCATGCGCAAATTTATCTGGTCTAACAACTACGGATCTAGTTGGCATAGCTACAGGCATCACATCAGTTAAGTGGGTAAGTCCTAGCGGTTCTACATCTGCGGGTTGTGGCTCTTACGGCACTCCTTGTGATTTGCGTTGTTATTCGCATGGATATGGCGGCGCTTGTGCAACATCCCCAGCGGCAGGAGATGCAATAATCCTACGAGGTGGGAACTACACTGGCACTTATGGCAGTAGCCCTTTACGCCAGTTCTATATCAACACGAAGAACGGCACGAGCACAAACAATATCTTAATCATGGGAGCGCCTGAGACGACTGAAGCGGTCATTCAAGGGCAAGGTACAAGCGGCACTCCATCAGTTCCTTTCGAGCTTGGCAATAGCACATATTGGGTAGTTGCGAACTTATCTATCGATGGAGGATGGACATCACACGGCGGGTTGTATCTTTGGGATTCCGCTAACACTAAAGCTTTAGGTGTTACCATTAAAAATACTAACGGAGATGCGCCAGGGAATAATCACGCTGGGCTGTACCTGGCTAGCGGATCGCACTCTTTTTTAGGTAGATCGCTAAACATTTTCAACAACATTGACACCGACGGCACAGATCATCAGTCTCAAAATCAAAGCCAAGTAGTAATTTTTTCTTGTCAATCGCCAACTATTTCATATTCAAAAATTTATAGCACCAATGCTTCGAACTTTAGTTCTAGACTTTTAAAAATTAAGCATGCAGTAGACAACAGCGATGCAACTTTTATTGGGAATTTGCTTGCAAACGCATACGGCCCATGCGTTGAAGTGGGACAGGAAAGCACTGGAATTTATAACAACTTAATGAGCGGCTGTAATTCTAGCAATGGCTGGGGCGGTGCTATACGATATGCAGAGCTTGGAGGCCCGGCGCACTTTTCGGGGGAGATGCATATCATGAATAATACAATTGTTAATTCTGGTTTTCTCGATTACGCACCAAGCAACACTTACACCGCTATAGGAGCTTCAAATGTTATAGTTACGGATAATATTGTTTTCGACAATAGAGGTTCTGCATATCCAACAGATATTGCCGACGGCATGATGACCTTAGGGCACTACATCGGCGGCGCATTATATGCCGACATGGTGGCTTCGATTGATACGATTAATAACAATTGCTACGAAACTTCCGTAGAGCCTTTTTTCTCTAAAGGTGGAAGCTCAGGAAGTACATACACGACTTTTGCTACTTGGAAGGCAAGCTCTGGCTACGATGCGGGCAGTCTTCGAACGACTTTATCAGAAGATAGCTTTTATCGGGTGACTAACGCTAGCTGTAAGAACTTTGGATATGCGGTTGTGCCAACTAGTTCGAAAATTCCTTCGGCGAGTACTTCGGGTCAATTTATTGGATTAAATTCAGGACAACAAATATGAAAAAAATATTAATAACAGTTTTATTTGCGACAAGTCTTTCTGCTCAACAAGTCTTTGAACAGGATGCCACGAACGCAAATCCATTAGTAATTAGACATGCGTTAGTAGACACTACAGACGGATATACGGGAGAAACAGGATTAACACCAACGTGTAAAATATCAATTCCAGGCGCAACCGACTTTAGCGCTTGCGTGAATTCCGCTTCAGAAATGGACGCAACAGATGCGCCAGGGGTGTACTCGGTTACACTAGCCCCTGCAGAGTGGGAAACTCCAGGCAGAGGCATGATGATTGTAACTGGGACTGGGGCTATTCCTTCTAGAATTCCTTTTATCATAAACTCATCGAAACTTTATTCTAATAATAACTTAATTACGCATCCAAATAGGCTATCAGGGGGGCAATGGACAGCGACAGGAGCAAGTGTCACACAAAACACTACGGCAGACTGGAACAACGATACAATCGCTGATACCTTAACGGCGAATGGGGCAAATAGTCAACACAAGGTAGATACGACCAGTGTCGTAAGAAGGCGAGGCGATAGCGGGCAGTATGTAATTACCGTAGAGGTTAAGAGTGGAACAGCTAATAATGCCTGGATAGGAGATGATGCTTGGGGCGTAGGAGTTGATATTAATACTAGCACCGGAGCGCTTACTCCTACAACGACAAACGTAAACTTAAAGGGATGGCATAAGGAACTCTTGGTATCAAGTTGGTATAAGGTGAGCATTTTGTATGAGATCCCGCAAAATGATGGAACTTACACAAGGCTAACTTTGGGAATTGGAAATGGGACACCGGGAACAGCTCCCCCAAGTTTTACTTCATCTGGTACTATGATTTTTGCAAGGGCAACCCTATCAAGGGCGGAGGATGTCCCAATCGAACAGCTTTCTAAAATCTTGCCTAATCTTCAATCTGCTTCTAGCTCATCAAGTCTTACTTTGGCAGGCGTTGAATCTACTCAAAGCAGTTCTTTGATTAATAGAGAAATTTGTTTTTATCACGAAGGAGCAGCCTCTACCTTTCCAACAAAAAATGAAGCATGCGGATGTATTGATACTTACAACGGATCAACTAAAGTAGTTACTCTATATACTAGTTTGTGGACAACTCTTTCATCTTCTTATAAATACAAGATAGGCGGCTATTGCTCAAGATTAGTAACTCTAGCAACAGGGTCTTTATCTTCGACTACCTTTGCGTCAGGTGCTATTAACGATTCAGTTATTGCAAGTTCGGCAGCTAATAAAATAGCAGATCAAACGCTAAGAAGATCAACTGCAAACATTGAAGCAAGTTCAAACGGCGATACTTTAACTCATAAGTCTTTATATGGTGCGGTAGCTAAACAGCAACACAAAAATGATATTGCGACAGTTTCTGGGTCTAAAGTTTTAAGAACCTATCGAAACGATGGAACAACTATATTATCAACTAGAGACATAACAACTCAAAGCGGTGCTGCGCCAGTTGTGGGAGTAGATGACTAATGGCAATAAGTTCAAGCGTTGTTGCTCAAAATACGGATTTTGAATTATATAAAGGAGATACCTTTACTAGGTCTATCACGGTAACAGACGGCGAGGGTGATCCTTTTGATTTTACTGGTGCAAGTTTATCTTTTATTATTAAAGAGACTAAAGGCGGCTCAAATGTTTTAGCTCTTTCCATTGGCTCTGGAATCTCTATATCTACAAATGTTATTACGATAACAGTATCAGCCGCTCAAACAGCAAGTTTAGCAATTAAAAGATATGTGTATGATTTAAAGTTTACGAGTTCAGGGGGTGCGGTAACAACATGGATGTTAGGCGGATTTAATGTTGTGGAGGATGTTTCTTGAGCGATATTAATCTAACAGTTGATACAACAACAAATATTGTTTTGAGCGTTTCAACCGCTCCCATTAATCTTTCGTTAGCTTTAGTTGGAGCGCAAGGAGCTTCGGGAGCTTCAGGCACATCTGATCATGGCGCATTAACAGGACTAGCAGACGATGACCATTCTCAATATCATAACGATACTAGAGGAGATGTAAGATATTACACAAAGGGGCAAGTTGATACCTCATTAGCAGGGAAAGCGAATACTTCACATACTCACATAATAGCAGACACGACAGGTCTTCAGGATGCATTAAACAATAAATCTAACGTAGGTCATACTCATGATGATAGATATTATACAGAATTAGAAATTAATGCTTTTAATGCTGCGCTAGAAGATGCTATTGCCGAAAAAGCTGATGCAATACACACACACGCACAAAGTGATGTATCTGGTTTAGTTTCAGCCCTTGCAGGGAAGGAAGGCACAATAACGGCTGGAACGACTGCTCAATATTGGCGGGGAGATAAAACTTGGCAAACTCTAAACAAGAGTGCAGTTGGACTAGGAAACGTTGACAATACAAGCGACGCAGCAAAAAATTCTGCAACTGTAACTTTAACAAACAAAACAATATCAGGTAGCAATAACACACTATCTAATATCCCAAACTCCGCACTTACAACTGATCCATTAGATCGGACTAATCATGCTGGCACGCAAGCTATATCAACTGTAACAAATTTACAGAGTGAGCTAAACACACGATTTGTTATTTTAGGGAAAGGAACCCCCTTAAAGGAAGTTTATACAGATGTTTTTGAGGAAGCTTTAATTTTTAATGTGCCAATGAAATTCATGGAAAGTGATGGCAATGTCATTGTTGTAGAAATGTTTATGTCATGGAGCGAAAACTCAGCACATGAGATAGAAATAAAATTATTTGATGATAGTGCTAATGAAACAGTAATAGGACTGTATGTTACAGAAACAGGAATAGCAGAAGGCTTTCTTGGTAGGTTTACAGTTACGTTTATTTCTGCCCCCATTGTTTCAAATGTGCTACTTGGCATTATCGAAGTTAATGGATTAATAGATGCTACGACTCTTTACATTAAAAATGATCTTGCTTTTGCGATAGACGGATCTCCCTGCAATCTAGATGAGCAATTGACAATACAGGTTAATATGCGAGTGCCTGATAATTTAAGTTCTATTCAAAGTATATACGCAATAGCTTCTACAAAAATGGATTTAAATTAATATGGATATAGAAAAATTCAAAAAAAGCTTCAAGCCAAAAGTTAAGAATAGAATTAGAGAGTTAAAAAAAGAAGCTATTTCTATCCCTGAACTATTTGATGTTCGAGCAGAGAACGGCACTTTGTATTTCTCTAAAAATAAAAACAAATTAGTATATAAAACTAAAGATGGGAGCATAAAAGAATTATATGAATAGAGTTGATGATATGTTAGCTAGCGGTCTTGTAACTCAAGATCCTGAATCGGAAAAGCGAGTAATATTTAACGTGCCTTTGTATCTACCGAAAATTGTTATTGAGAATGGAGGTTTTGAATTATTTGCATCGGCTTTTGGCTGGGAGGCTATAGTCAATGGCGCACCAAATACACAGCCTGCACACGAAAAAGCAATAGAAATAATTTGGGATTTTGTGAATAATATTTTCGATGAGGAATTTATTAAGCTTAAAGAAAAACAAGCAGCATTGCAGGCAAAGCAAGAACTAAATTTCTTAAAACAAAAAGATTAACATGATCTTCGATTCAGCCATTGAAAAGAAGGTTAGAGAGCTAGGCCTAGAGTACCCTAAGCAAATTGTAGGTAGGTCTTGCGAGAGTGTTGGTTTAGGGCAAGAATACCTTTGGCAACTACCAAACACTCATCCTTTTTACTATGCTTCGGTAATTCATGACTTTGAGTATTGTGCAAGATTGCAAGATAACTCTAAGGTGGCAGATGCAAGGATGTTAAGAAACTTCTTAAAACTCTCAGATTCTAGGCCTAGAAAAGCTCAGGCTTATCTGTTTTATTTTGTGGCTAGATTGTATGGGATGTTTAACTACTAATACAAATCCAAAACTTTATTTAACAACTCGCTATAAAAAACTCTAGAATCAATTTTTTTAATCAATTTAAAATAATTAATATCATTAATAATATTGTGCGAGCCAAAAGCAATCGGTTTTGTTCTAACAAGATCTTTGGAATGATAGAAATTTATTCCATCAACAAAGATTTCACTGGGAGACTGATGGCGTAAAAATTCAAGCGCTACCGTGCCCATTAGGGGATTAGTCCCCCCAATTTGCTTTCTTAAGATGTTAGCCCATTCGTACGCTGCTCCGTGCGGATTCTTAAATTTAAACTGATCTCTATTACCAATGAACTCAGATGTTCCTTTGTATTCTTTAAAAATAAAAGTAATATCATTAATTTCTTTGGCCTCCCCAGTCGTTATCCTAACCAAATTTGAACAAGTATCTTGAAAAGGAGGGTTGTTATTTAAGGCAACAACATAATCATAAAGACTAAAATCTTGATCAAACTCCCCTCCTCCAAGTAACAGAATTTTTTTATTAAAAAACATATTAACAAAACTTCTTCATATTCTTTTGAACTTTTATCCAATAATCATCGCCACATTTAGGGTTCTTCCTAATGTTAGGCTGCCCGCAGTTATACCACTTAGAGAGCTTTTTTAAATCGCCATTTGCATATTCTTTGTCTCCAATCTTTAGGTAATATGTCCCTGCTTCAATGGACTCAAAAGGATCATGCGGGTTTTTTACTTTTAACTTCTTTATGTTGTCAGGCATCAGCTGAGCAATGCCCTTTGCACCTGCTACGCTTACAGCTTGGGCATTAAAAGCACTTTCCGTTAAGAAAACAGCTTTTACATAGCAATCGTTTAATTTATTAATTTTAGATTCATTCTCAATTTTTTTTAATAAATCTGGTTTAATGTAATTAAACTCTGGTATGGGCGGGACTACATAAAGTAATCCCGAAACAATAATTGTTTGAAATAATCCTTTCATTTTTGCCCCCCAATCCCTAAAAAGTAAAACTTGATTGCTTGAATTATTCCTAATTCGTCGAGTATGAGCCACAACCCTACTCCCCCAAAAGCATGATTAAGGGCTGTTAAGAGTTTATACCAACAATCGCTAACGATATCGATTATGGAGTTAATTGACTTAGTCATGTTACACCTCCTTATCTAGTTTGTTTTGCAACGCTTGGCGATCTAACGATTCAAAAGAATCTTTATAAATTTTATTTATTTTAGCACGTTCGTTGAAAGATTTGTGCGCCGTTTCTCCGACAAGGAAATTCACGCCCTCTGATATAGAGACGTGCGTACTGCACGCCGTCATTCCTTGAGCTAATGCCCCTAGAATGAGGATTCTTGCTAAATTTACTCGCTTATGGTTATAATTATACTTGCTCATGATATTATCCTCCAGATAATGTTGTTAGATAGGCTAACAGTGGTTCCAGCCACCATGAGCCCGCTTTTATTATTGTTAGATGAATGATCGTTCATTTTGATTCTTTTCTCAAGCTTTTTTTTGTAATAGTTTTGTCACTTACTAGCCCTGATAGAAAATTAATTCTCTCAAGAGCGCGCCCACTTGGGCTAAAACCGTATTTCTCAATCTGCTCAAGAGACTCGCTGTAAACCGTCTGCTTGCCTGATGAGTTTAAATAAGACAGATGAGTATAATAAAAATGCTCTAAAACCTTTATAGCAGCGTAAGATGTGTTCATCTCGCTTTCATGGCCTATGACCTTAGGTATTTCGTTGAGAATAATATCCAAACTTTTGTTTGCTTCTTCAATGCTCATTTCTCTACTTCCTTAATCCTCTGCTCCAAAACCCAAATAGCATTCTCGATCAGTAGAAACTTTGGAATTTGACAATATGAGCCGTCACAGTCGTGACTAGACATCGTTTTATAACACTTGTTTGTTTTTTCTAACTGTTTTTTCATTTCTTCTAGTGTGCTCATTTCTCTAGCTCCTTTCGTGCCATTTCACGGAATAATGTTTGGTCTTCTATGGATAAATCCTTAAACTGTGGGTACTCATACGACAGAGCTGCAATAGACCCGTCAATTTTTGCAATCCATTTTGCCAACACCTCGACCACGTGATTAAGAGAAATGCTTTCACCTGATAACCAATATCTCTTGCCGTCTGTTGCAATGCTGTTTTCTCCCTCCGCTTCTTTGATTAGTTGCTCGATTTCTTTTATATCCTCATCAAACAGCACGTAACCGCAGTCAGATATATCTTGCATTAGCTTCACCGCCCTTTTTTGCCATGCCTCAAGCTCGGTGATGCGTTCCCTCTGTTTTTCTTTCAAGTTAATCTCACTTTCTAAGATTGCTAGATTTGCCGTATCGTCATCAAAGACACTAGTCACTTTTTTAATTTCTTCCTCTGTCATATTCTTGCACCTTTGCACTTTACAGGGCATGCCGTCTAAATCTTCCGTAATTTCTAGATAAACTCTTTTATATTCACTCATCGTCTTTCATCTCCATTATTTGCTTTGCTTCTTTTAATACTTCAATAACTGAATCAATATCAAAAGGTTCCGACAAATACACTTCCATGTCTAAAGCGTATTCTTTTTTAATACGATTCTCGAGCGCTATACTATAATTGCTATAGTA